TTTCATTTGATTAAAATTTAAAAAAGGGGGAGTTGCCTCCCCCCATTAATTAAGAAATATTAGTTCTTAAACATAACGAAGTTATTCGCTCCCATAACACAAAGCGCACGCTCTGATAAGAAGTGAACATCCATTGCATCAAGATCAGAAGTTCTTACATCACCGGCAGAACCAGTCATCCAAGTTTTATATCTTCTGTCCTCAGACTCAGACGCACGATATCTTACGTGTAAGAACGGACGTTGAGCGTTTTTGCCAAGAATTTGGTCGTAAACAGTTGTAGAACCAGCAGGTACGAGAATACCGTTGATGTTTCCAGCTTTTACGCCTCCTCTCATAGTGGCATCGTTTAGGTATTTCCAATCAGACTTGTAGAAGTCATATCCTCTGCGGAATCCTGTGAATCCGAGGTTCAATGCCATCTCTTCGTCGTTGTCGAAAAGACCGTAAGAAGTACCACCTACACCATAAGAGTTCTGAGCAGCAAGCATATCATCGATGTCGAAAGAGAACTGTCTGTTTAAGAACAATACGTTTTCTTCGATAGCACCTTGCTTGTCAAGAACCTGAATGATAGAGTCAAAGTCAGAAAGAGTAGTTGGGTTACCACCACTCCAAACGTTTCCTCTATTCTCTACTGCGTGGAATAATCCTTCAGAACCACCTGTTTGTGATAATGAAGACCCAGCAGGTAGTGAACCATATGCACTAGTAGCTAATGCTCCAGCAGCACCTGAGTTCGTTTCAACAGGAACAGCCTCAACCATAGAAGTTTCGAGGTAGTCCTCAAAACGAAGCCTAGTCTCGTGCTCTGATTTTAGATACCATAGGTAACCTGTAGCACCATTCTCAGTTGTAACTTCTACCCATCCGATTTGAGCCATATCAGAACCAGCTACTCTATACTTATCCTTTAGAATGATTGGCTTGTTCTCGAAGATGTTGTCTTCGGCTTCGATAGAGCCTTCCATTCCAGCAGTTTCTTTTTGAAACTCAGAACCATAGACAAATGCAGTTACTGTTAATCCATCAACAATGCTTGGAGTAGCAGCGTATGGAGCAACAGTGATTGTAGCACCAGATACAGCAGTCACAATAACCTTGTCAGTTTTGCTAGAGCCAGCAGCCTCATCAGAAACAACAAGAGTTTGTCCAACTCTCACTGGAACAGATGTAGGAGAACCTGCTACTACAATGTTAAATCTTTGAGCTGTAGTAGACCCAGTAGTTCCTGAAATCGCAGCACCCTCAAATTTAACGTGGAGACGACCCTGCTCTGCCCATTTGATGAGGTCAGAGTTAGTGGGCATCTCAGCACCTACCATTCTCATAAAAGAAGCAATGCTTCTGTTTCCATATCGCTCAAATTCCTTTTCATAAGTATCGGGTAGATACTGATCCAAGAATTTAAAGTCGCTTATATAGTTAGAAGGCAATGTTGCCTTACTACCGTGGGGGGTTAATGCGACAGACCCCGCTTGTAATGATCCAGCCATGTTTTAGTTTTTTAGCTTTTTTTGTTAATACTTTTTATCGTTAAGCCCCTGCTTCGACCTGAGTCTACAGCACGAACCTTGAACCCTCCGTCAGAAGATCCCTTTGGCGTTTGACGAACATCCATTTTAATGTTTTTCGCACGCTTTGCGTCACCTTCTATGGCCTCGGCCCGCCCTTGTTCATAAAAGAACTTGGCGAATTTATCAGGATTCATAGCCACTGATAGTGCTCGGTGATAACCCTTTGAATCTTTAATCAAGCCATCTTCACCAACGTAATTACTTATAAAGTTTACTATGTCGGATTGAGACTTTTTTAAATCCCTAGCATTACCTGGAGAGAACGTGTATGATTTGTCATCAATGCTGAAATCAAAACCTTTGAAATCATTATTGAATACTTTTGAAGTTTCTTGATTGAACCACTCGACTCTTCTTTCCGCTTCCTGCCTCTCACTTTCGGCACTATTAAGGTACTCTCTATACTGCTGTAAAGCATTTTTATCATCCTCCGAGATGGCGGCACTTGACTCAAGCGGGGCCTTATACTTTTCTCGTTGGTTATTAAAGTGCTTCTTAGCTTTAGCGAGCTCCTTTTTCCTTTCTATTCTTTTAGCCTTGATTTCTCTATCCTCCATTAAATCTTCATCCATATGAAACTTGTCATACATCATGTCTTCAATGTCAGATTTATCAAGGCCATCCTCTGTTTCTAAATAATAATTTAGCAATAAGTCATCTTCATTAAAGTCATCAGAGGATTTGTTTAGTCTTATGAAGTCATCCATGCCCCTACCAGTTTCTTTTTTATACTTGTAGTAGGCTGCAACGTCTTCAGGTAAATCTTCTGATTGAGACCTTTCAGCAAGTAACTCATCAACAGAGTCTATAGTTTTACCATATCTGTCAGATATATATGAAAGAACATCTTCGTCACTAAATGACTTTTCTTCCTTTAGTTGCTCTTCCTGCTGAACTTCTTGCCCCTCCTTCTCAATTTCAACAGTATTTACAACCGGTTTTTCTTCATTCAAAGATTGCTCATGCTTGTCTAATAGCTCTTGCTCAATCTGTTGACTTGACTTTGACTCCTCAGAGCCAAGGTCTCTTACTTTAATTTCCATAGATTAAATTTTACTCAAAGTTAGTATTTTCTTCCATATTAAAATTTTGTAGCATATTAGGGAATTGTAAGTTTACTCCAGGCCCTTTGTCTTCAAAACTCATCGGAGGAAGATTATTTTTTCTTTGGTTTATAAGTTTGGATTGTTGAGTGTTTTGACGGTCTATTCTTGTCTTTTTACCGTCTTCTTTGGCGATATCTCTTTCTTCTAACTTGGATTCTTTAAGTTCAGCCAATTGATAATCAAACTCAAATTGCTTTTGCATTAATAAGGCTTTCATTTCGGTTTCCCTCATCATTTTTTCCATTTCAAACTTAGCCCTAATTGCCATCTCTTTGACATTTGATTCGGACTCTATTTGAGATTTCATTGCCTGCATTTGTATTTCGGCTTGTTTGTTTTGGTTGTCCATTTCCGCCTTAAACTGCATTTGCGCCATAGCATCGGCTTGGACTTGGTCTGCTCTTTTTGATTTCTTTACTTTAAGTAATTGATTGGCAGTTTTCGTGTTTTTTATTTCTCTGATGTCAATAGCATCCTCTAGCCCAATATCACCCTTTTGAATGGCTAATTGAATGTTTTGCTCAAGTCTTCCTTTTTCTTCTTCATCAGGAGATACATCTATGAATATGCCGTAGTCGTACAAGTAGTATTCACTAATGTCTTTTATTATTTCAGACTTGTGTCGACCTATTTGCATCGCTATTTCCTCGGCATGATCTATGTACTCCATAGCATCTGAAATACGCATAGATATAGCTTGAGCAAGCTCTCTAGTTACAAAATGAGATGCATCAAGAATGTGTCGTGTTGCAGTATTAGAATTTGCCGCCGCTAGTTTTTGAACCCCCACTAATGCATTTGAATCAGGCATTGAGCCATCTCTAGCTTCATTTAGCCCCGTCACATCTCTAATCATTCTTAAGTAGTGATTATAGTTGTTTATTAGCGCAGACATTTTTTGACCACCCGAATGCCCAGTTATGGGCTGAATAGGAACTCTAGCATTATTAAAGTCTCCGTCTTGGGTAAATGAACGCCCAACAACAGACCCTGTTTGAAAGTACAACCTTAATGCATCTTCGGGATTGTATGCCGCACCTGTGCCCAAATCAACCTCATTAAGACCATCCGCATCAATGAAAACTCCATCTGGAGTCATTCGATTCATTACTTGCTGTAACTTAAGGTGGGTAATTTGAATAAGGTCAGCGAATGGAACCATTCTTCTTACAAGAGATTCAACATTGCCTTTGTACATCCTAGGGGCTACAGCAACATAGTTTGGTATTGCGTGCTGAGAAGCAGATTTGGGCCTAACCATATTCTCCATAAGATTCCATTTGAGAATAATGCTCGTACCCATCACCATCACACCCTCATACCAAACGTCAATAGTTTTTTCCACCATCTCAAACTTCCCATCCTCCATCATTTCTTTTGGGGGGTTAAAGTCCGATGGCTTGTCAATTATTTTTACAGAGCCATTTTCTGACACCTTTTTCTTGTACTTAAATGTGTTTGTGGTTTTGTAGTTAAAGTAAAGAAGGGTTGCGGTGTCTTTTCTAAAGGTGTCATCCCCATAGGTGCTAGGCTCGTTGTTGTAATCATAAAAGCCATAGCTATACTCTGAAATTTCTTTTAAATCTTCTGTGGTTAATGAGGGGTCTATTTTAATCAACTCCCCCACAGGCACGGTTTTAACTTCGCCCCAATAAAAGCAATCTTTAAAATAAGGATCCTCTGTGTAACTATGTATTACGTCAGATGGATCAACATATTTTAATTCTACCCCAGAGCCTAAATTAAACTCATGCTTGGCAACACCCATGCCCAAAACAGCGATGTCATAGTTTACTCTTTTTTTCAAGTCCTCGTAAAAATTATCTTCTAAGACAGTAGATATTGCTGTTTCTGCAGCTATTTCTATCGAGGGCTTATACTTAAGTTGCATAATCAAATCCAACTCGTCGTCGTTTGTTGGAGTGTCAACCCTATCCATAGTAAATGCATCAACCCCGAAAGCATCCATAATTTGATCTAGCTCTGCCGAAGCAACCATTTCTGCTTTTAGGTTTTGCTGATACGTGGTTCTTTTATGAACAGATATAGGGTCTTGAGCCACAACCTTAACATCAAATATTCTATCTGACATGCCATTGACAACAATGTCAACAAACTTAGGTATAATAGGCACAGGTGTCCAATCAAGGTTTAGATAAGACAAATCCCCATCTACAGCAATTTCTTTTTTATACTTTGCTATTGACTGCTCTCCACGAGCATACAATCTCATTTTGTGAAACTTTCGATACCTATTATAGTACCTACCTCGACTACCATCTTTTCTAAACCATTCGTATTGGATTGCTTGTCCAATTCTTAATCCGAACTCAGGAGTTGCTTTCTTTTCATCAGAAACAAACTGGTCGGGGAAATAAGCCGATGGTATATCTACGCTAATTTTCTGCATCTATCTTAATAATTGGCTATTACTACCCTTGTTATTATACCTTGCAAAGTTAATCTTTATTTTTGATTGTCTAACTTCGGGTTTATATAGGTGTTTTTGGTTGGCCATGATGGCTAGTCCTGAACTAATTGACGCATCATACTTTGTTCTGTTGTTTACATCAAACTTAGCCCAATCCTCTAAAGTTTTTACAAAGGGCATTGACCCTATGTCTCCAGCTTCTCTGTATTCGCCCACAAGGTCTAAGCCTACATACTTTTCAATGTAAGACTCTATAGCGGATGCGTGAGCCTGCTTTATGTCCTCGGATGAGTTAGGTATACCCCCTATCTCTCTTTCGGTCTTAGATAGCTTGTTAGATGCCTTGTCGGGCCTGTTCATAGAGAACGCCCTGTACCCCCTGTTCTTAAAGTGGTAAAGCAGCCTGGCCTTATTGTTCTCTGCAAGTATT